CGCTGATCATGACGTTAAGTGACTGGCCTTGATCGATATACTTCTGGCGATCGGCAGCTTGCTGCACAACCTCCATCTGTGAGATCTCAGCGAACGTCTTGAACACATCCTTCTCTTCCTGATCCAGGAAGTCCAGATGCTGTACTGATCCACCCTTCATCATGATATCCTTCCATGTGGCTGCGTCGTCCTTACCCTTCTCAGCAAGTAGGTCTTTGAGATAAGGGTTCTTGTATGTGAACTTACCTTTAGCCAAATCTTTTGTGAAGTAGTTAGACTGAAGCGGCTCGATAGATGGTGAGACCTGACCGAGGATGAACGAAGACGAAGTCGTAGGCGCTACTGCCATGCGTGTGCTGTGACGGAAGCCGTAACCCTTGAGTACCTCTGGCTCACCACCCATAAGTGCCAACGCTTGGCTCATCTTGTCAGATGCCTCTTGGATAGAGCGGAAGATAGACCTGTTCAAGCTGCGTGCCATGACGCTCTCGAACGGGATGCCTTTGCTCTGCAGGTATGAGTGATATCCTAGGACTCCGATGCCAATAGACCTGTGCTCTTCAGCAAAACGAACAGCCTTCTCCATGAATGGAAGATCCTTAGCCTTGTCTACGAACTCAGTGTATACTGCGTCGAGAAAAGCTGTCATGATCTGCACAGCATCAGTGCCTTTCCAGTCGTCGTAGTGCAGCGCATTCACTGAAGACAAGCAGCACACGAAAGACTTAGTGTCGTCGGTGTACTCCATAATCTCAGCACACAACTGCGAGTGCTTGATCTCCATGCCCTTATCTACGTAGTAGTCTGGGCGATCTTTGTTCACGTTATCACGGAAGAAGATGTATGGGTAACCTGTCTCGCTGCGCTTCTTGTGGATCTTGGCCATGATAGAGCGCTTCTCTTGATCGCCACGGATCATGTCCTTCATCCAGTCGTCACCGATGCACACTGCAAACGACACGTCCTGAATAGGATGCCCCTCGCTGCGGATCTGCAAGAATTCCTCGATGTCTGGGTGCTCCACGTCCAAGTAAGCTGCCCAGCTACCGCGACGAACCTTGCCCTGCGAGATGATGTTGGTTGTTGTGTTGAACAACTCCATCATGGATACAGACCCATTGGTCTCTCCGCCTGTGCTGATCTTAGCGCCACGAGGACGCAGGTTTCCGAAGTACGTAGCTGTACCTCCACCCACCTTACTCATAGCTCCAATCTCTGCAGCGCCACGCAGGATGTCGAACGTATCGTCCTGAACAGTGGTGCCGAAACACGAGATAGGCAGGCCTTTGTTCTTGCCGAAGTTCACCCACACTGGAGTACTCAGGCTAAACCAGCCACGGCTCATGTAATCGTAGAACGTATCGGCAAAGTTGTCGAACGCCCCGTCCATAGTCTTCTCAAGGATCGCCTCTGCGTGATCGGCAATCTCTCTCACCCTCTCTTCGACCGTCTGGCCAGGGTCGAGGTAACCCTTCTCCATAAATTGTCGGGTCTCTTCTGTGACCCAGTAAAACTCTTTCATTAGAATAATTCTTCTGCGGTGAAACTCTTTGTGCTCTTCGCGTAGTCGATTGGCTTCTTGTGGAAGAAGTCAGACAAGGCAGAAGCGTACACCTCCTCATCCATCCATGCTGTCACCTCCAGCTCTTCTTGGTTCACAGGGAACTCAAAGGCAAAGCCGATGCGACGCATGCTCTCATTCACACGATTCTTCAAGTAGTTGTTCAAGATAGACTCGCTAAGGAACTCATTATCAAAGCCTTGCAAGATCCACTTAATCAAGCCGTGCTCTGCGTCGAGGGCTACTTGCGCCTCCTCCCAGATGCGTGACTCCAGATCAGCGTCGAACAACTCAGGATGCTCAGCTCGGATCTGATTGACTAGAGCCATGCCTCCCTCTGCGTGCAGATTCTCTTCCTTGCTCGTGTACTGCACAACGTTAGCCGTGTCCTTGAGAACAGCCTTGAACCTGTTGAATCCAAGGATGGTGTAGAACTGGCTGAACAGCGACACGTTCTCAGTGAAGAGGGTAAAGAGGATGAGACTGTACAGGAACTGCTTACGATCGTCTTCGTATACGCGATCAACGTACTTGTTGAGATAGTTAACGCGGTTCAGTACAGGCTCATTCTCCAAGAGTGTCTTGAATTCGTCCTCCAATCCGAGCTTCGTCAGGATCTCTGAGTAGGCACGGGAGTGGATTACTTCAACACCTCCAAACACAGCCCCCATATCCGCAATCTCTGGCTTAGGCAGATGCTTACCAATGTTCGACCAGTATGACTTCACTGCCACTTCAACCTGCGAGATGAGAAGGATGGCGCGTTTGATCACATCGCGCTCCTGTTCGCTCAGGCTCGTATGGTAGTCCTGAACGTCAGCCTTGAAGTTAAATTCATTGTGAGTCCAGTGGCTAGCCCACATCGCATTGATGAGTGGGTCAGTGATTTCAGAATAGTCGAAGGGCTTGTAGCTCAGCCTCTTCTCAAAGATTGAGTTAGTCATAGGGGTGGTAAAAAAGGTTGATGAAAGGACCTACAAGATACTCAATAATCTGTCTCGTAGCCCCACACTCGGTAGGACTCTAAGCACTTGAGATCGTGCAAGTTAAGTTTTGTGATGACATCCTCACGGTCTTTGCGGCTGTACTTTTTTCGGTACGCATGCTGCTTGTCCGTAACTAATTCATCGATGACATTCTTCTCACACCAGAATGCCAACTCTTGTCTGTCGACAATGGCAAACCCACCCTCTTCGGGTATGTCGAATGCGATGATGTGCGCGTTGCCATACATCCATCCTGGGTTTCCCCTAACGTTCTTGAATTCACACCAGATCTCGTCTGGTAGATTGTTTCCCTTGACATCGACTGCATGCTTCCTGTCTGTGTACAGGAGCCAGTAATCGATGTGCTTGTGCATGTCTTCCTTGCGGCTGGCCTTCATGACCTTAAACCCAAGTTTCTCTGCGGCCCTCTTGAACCTCACCTCTGCCATTCTGCCAGTGGAGTTAGAATAACTCCTCCTGCTCTGGCTTTGCATTGGCTTCCCAGTATTCGTAAGATGTGTCTCTTGCTAAACTCGCCTCGTGCCTGAGCTTGGATATCATAGAGTCGAGGACTCTTGACACCTCCCCAGGATCTTCCTTTGGTTTGCCGTCTTGGGTGTAGAGGTCTTCGCTGTAGTTGGCGATGACTTCATACATCCTCTCGATGGCTACCCCATAGGCAGTACCTAGGGCTTCGATTGGAATCTTCTTGTTCATTTTGATTTGATTATTTGGATGGCCTCTTCAATTTGTTGCCTGTTACGGCAGATGAATAACATCGGGAGTGGCTCACCAAGTTTCATCAGGTAGTCCATGAACAGCTTCCACCGCATGGGGAAGTCATGGTGTGAATGGATGTACCCTTTGGTCTCGATGATCCAGCTCCCATCCTTTGCTACGAAGTCAGGGGTGTACTTGATTGGAAGAACCACCTTGCCAGTCTTGTCAATCAGACTCTTTGATTTGGGAGTCATCTTGAAATAAGTCTGTGGGTAGTTGAACTTGGGGAGGATCTCGTACTCACGTTCCTCGTAGGCAAAACTTAGCCCCGATTCAGCGAGAAGATTCCCACATGTCTTTTCCAATCCGCTCTTGTACTTCCCTAAATCCTTTTTCTTAGCGGACTTCCTCTTCGTAGTTCCTTTCCTTTGTCGCTTCACTCTGCGAAGTTACAGCGGAATTCTGGAAAAAGAACTCGTTAGAGGGCATATTAAACCGCTTGTACTTATCAAACTCTTTATCAATGCTTTGGAACAGCTCACTACCTGTCGTGTTGATACGGAAGGCTGTGTGAGAAGTGTTCATTGTAAAGGTGATTGGGTCGTCGATCGGCGTAGGCTGTCCTCCTGTCTCTGTCTCACGCACCTTGCGGATGTGCAGCTCAGTAGTTTTCTTGATGTTGTGATCTGGAGCTTGCACCTTGCGGTGAACCGTGATGAAGCAGTCAGCTCGGTTGACGAACTTACCACCACCCTCGGTATCCTCTGCGTATGGTGCAACAGGCAACCCGTCGTCACCCTTGCGTCGTTGCGCCTCAGTCACAGCGTGCATGTTCAACCACACAGCCACGTCATTGGAGTTCGAGAAGGTCAAGAACTCTGAAGCTGCTTGGTAGTGGTAGTCATGAGAGTTCCCATTACCTGTGAGCTCAATCTTCAGGCTGTTGTACGGATCAACAAACACAGCATCACACTCTTGTTGTCTCACGATCTTCTCAAGGAAGACTAGGATGTCAGAGTAAGAGTACACTTGGTTGTTGCTGATGACAGTGAAGTGCTCATTCACCCACTTGTAAGCAGCCTTGCGTTGATCGTAGTTCATGTCACCGATCTTCCTGTTGACTGCGAACTGCATGAGAGACATCTTCAAGGATGCGGTTCGGTTCTCCGAGGAGTACACGACCCACTTCCATCCGTGCCGCACAGCTGAGTTAACCATCATGTAAAGGGCGAACGTAGTCTTACCCACGTTAGAGTGCCCGTTCATAATCACGAACTCCTTCTTGTAGCGGAAGTACTGGTCGAGCTTGTTGTCGCCAGTGTCTAGCCCCACAGGAATCTTGCCGTTGGCGTAGTCGTCGATCCACCTGAAATCCTCGTCGTCAGAAGAGATGAAGGACATGTCGCCATCGTTGATGAGCAGCTCACGCTGGGCGTCTTGCTCGCTGTCAATGACCTCTCGGATCGGCATGTTCTTGCCTACCTCGATGGCTTGACGGATGGTTGTCATGGCCGCCTGCTCGCTGTCGATATCACGCTTGCAAATCTCACGGAAGAGCACGCGAACAGCCTCCTCTTCTTCAATACGACCTGCTGAGATGTAACCACCTACCAGCTTGGCCGCCTTGAGCAGAGCCGCATGCTTCTCTCCGTCGTCTGACTGGCGGATCATACGTGCCGCTAGGTTGAGCTTCATGTAGTCCGTGAACTCACCCACCTTCGCCTCCTGCACTTGCTCGCTGCGCTCTGTTGCGAACGCACCAAACTTCTTAGCATCGGGGTTGATGATGAGGTCAGGGTCGTAAGACTCGAAGCAGGCTCGTGACTCGTTGATGCCAGACTCGTCTACCTCTAGGTCGTACTGCTTGTGGAAGTACGTCCGAAGCGCACGGAAGTGATCTCTGTGACGCTCAGGGTTGGTGACTCGGACTAGAGCTTTGAGCCCATCACCACTCGGTGAAACCCAGCAGCTAAAGACGTGAGCATCCGTAGCCAAAGCGCTCTTGGCCTGAGCAACATCAACGTGATCGAAGTCCAGAACAAGGATTCCGCTGTGCTCGAATAGAGCATCGTCTGAACGCGATGCAAACTCACCACTGAAGCATACGACAGGAAGTTTCTTCTTCGCATTCTTGTCTCCAGATCGTACCGCATCAATCGTGGTTTTCGACTGGCCCGTCTTGATCCTGTCGAGGGCAGTCATCACGTTGACATGGTGCGGGGCGTTCTTGTCGAAGACGTCTTTGAAGAATGTCACTTTCATTGTATTCGTATTCAAGGATTAGTTCTAGATAGTGAATGGCTTTCAGGATATCCTCCGCCCCATTCTTCAAGCGGTGTCGGCAGAGATACTTAATCACGTTACCCTCTATGAATGGAAGGTTGTTCTTAAAGATGAACTCTGTCGGTTGGATGGGCATATCATAATGATCCCCACCCTCTTGCCATAGTGATGGTTTCATACTGCGTTGCTGTTTACTTTACCTACTGCTTTCTTTGAGCGTATCTGGCGTATCAGGATGGACTTGATGCCCTTGTACGTCTTTCCGTATAGCTCAGTTTCTAACCTGTCCATGGTCTTTCTGTCCTTGGACATGATGTCTGCTGGTATATCGTACCTGCTTACGATCCATACTACCCTGTCGAGCATGCGCTTCCCCTTCTTGTAGGAGATGTCTGCTGTCATTGAGTAGATGTTCGGGAGATTGTCACTGCCCATTTCTTTTTCAATTTGTCAGCAATCCATTGCATCGACACTTTCTTACCCATCACCTCTTGGCAATCTTCTTTGGTCAGGACAACGGAGTTGTCTCCCTTCTTGTTAGGGATGATTAGGCAGATGAACTTCTCTGTGAACTTTGGTATGTACACGTTGAAGTCCTTGTCGTAGTCGCTCATAATGCAATGGAATGTGAGATTTAGATTGTCTTTCCTTCCGCAGAAAGAGAAGGGACCGAGAAACTTTACGTCTCTCAGCCCCCACTCCATGGCTGCGTAGAGCCCTACTGGTTTAGAAGGGCAGGTCCGCAGACTCTTGCTCTGCATTAGCTACTTGTTTCTGCTGACGCTTCTCTTTGGCTGCTTCGCTGTTCGGGTTGAACACACGGGCACACGCCTTTCCGTTCTTGCTCATGAAGAGAGTCACGTACACATTGCCACCACGACCTTCTTCGTCACGCTTGGTAACGTATTGGTCGAGCATGTCTTTGAGTTCGTGGTCTTTCAAACGCACGTTCCAAGAGATAAGCTCTCCTGCATCGTTGAACTTGGGGTCGTCAGCCCAGCCGACGAGAACTGAATCATATTTCTGATCGCTCATGATTAATTAATTAGAATTGAGATTAAAAGATAAACCGAAAGATAAGCCGAAAAGTGCAAGGCACAACGGCAAACGTATTCAAACTTTGAATTGTACATAGTCTTGTTCTGGTTGTTTGTTGCCCTGGAGGAAGTCTTCGATGCGCTCGATGGCGTCATTGAATTTCATTTCACCAGCGAACAATGTTTCATCTGAACACTCCACCACTGCAGGTAGATAGGGGTACGTCTTCTCTTGTACAAGCCAGTAGAACTTGTTGACACCAAACACCTTGCAGTAGATGTAAGCTTGGATGTCGTAACAGAAGTCACGTACACTATAACGAAACTTGTCAACGGCCTTGGTCGACTTAGAGTCCACGATGAATCCATCACCGAGGCAGTCTAGAAAACCTTTGACTCTCACAGGTCCGAGCATCTCGTTGAACTCCACTTGGTAGTTGCCTGAAGACAGCAAGCTGTCCACCAGACCGCAACGTTCGAGTCGGTCGATCATCTCGTTCGCCATCTTCCAATCAGCAGGTGAACAAAGCTCTTTGCCTTGCCTGCCTGCTTCTTCAATGAGAACTGATTGCATCTCCTTGAACTCCTTCGTCAGCTTTGGACGCTTTGACGCACGGGTTTTGTCCGAGCATCGGTCAAGGATAGCATCATCTGATACTACCGAGTAGGTATCGAATGCCTTGTCACGTTCGAATAGAAGCATGTCGTAGAGCGTACCGAAGGTCAGTGCGGGTGACTGAAACTTCAGTTCGCCTTTCATGTACTGGTCGAACTTCGCCATGTCAGTGAGAGCCACCTTCAATGACGAGTACGACAGGTGCGGTTTGTTGTACCGCTCTTGCAGTGCTTGAGGGATATCAATCATTCAAGTACCGATGAACCGTGGACTTTGGAACCCACGTTTGACGAGAAATCTCACGAACCGACATCCCCTTGCTACGGAGGCGACGGATGCGCTTGATTTGACTTGCGTACTTCATGCGGCTACGCTGAGCTTCCTTGCGCTCCTGCAGCTCAAGGTAGATACCTGAGACTGCAAGAACTACAAGGATTCCTGAGATGAAACCGAACAACATCATCGTACAAACTTTTTGAGACCCGCCTTCTGCTTGTCGGTAAGCTGGTCGCCATACTTAGTGACGATGCTATCGAAAGCTTTCTGCTTGTTGGTCTGTGATTTGATGTACGTCACGGCTTTGTCCATGATGTTTTCAGTCGGAACATCGGTGCTCGTTTCTTGCTTGGCAATGGCGTCTTGGACTTCATTAGCTGACGCAATAGACGTGTCGATTCCGATTCCGAGAATTGCCAGTGCACGACCGACGGCTGATGTTTCACAATTTTCGACATAGCTAGTCTTGTTGATGTTCGACGAACCCTTCTCTTCGTGGGCATGACCTTGAGCCACGACGTTGCCGTCTGGCGTAGTGATAGTGCATAAGCACAGGCACTGCGTGTCGTCAATGATCGGGAACTCCGTGCGGATGCCCCACCCATCGTACTTCTTCTCCTGTCGGAAGAACTTGATGCGTTCGTTGACCTCAACGTACTGCTTGCCACGAATGTTCGTGGTCTTGAACTTGTAATTAGACATTTAATTTAGATTGAATTGATTTCTTCTCTTCTATCATCTCTCGAATCATCCTGTCGATGTATGCGATGCGGTCAAGCTTCGCAGTCTCGCTGAAGTATGAATCGACGATGTACTTCGCAGTCTCAAAGAACGTATCATACCCATCCCACACGGCAAGGTTGTCGTCGTGTGTCCGTTTGTAGTGTATGATGGTCGTCCTGTCCTTATCCAAAACATCTGAGGTGAGAGAGTCACCGATGTGCTTGGTAAGTGCTACACCAAATGCAATACGAGGTTGCGTATGCTTAAGGTGTCGTGCCTTCGAATCGTAATCGATACCTATCGTTTTGAAGTATAGGTTCAGGGCTTCACGCCCGTTGTCGATAAGGGTTAGTGGATTGGAATTCAAATTTAGTGAATTAGTCGTAGTTAAACAAGTTTTCCGTGTATTTTTTCTCGAATGTTTGAGTGGATGTCAGCGTACACCTGCATCGCAAGCATCACAGTCTCCATCTTCTCAGACAGGTCGTGTAGCGCACCCTCCATGTCAAGCGGAGTGTACGTCTTGCGTGAAGCGTACTGCGGAATCACCATCTCGTTGGCGTGCTTGCAGTGCTCAATGAACTCACCGAGTCCTGCACTGACAGGCATCTTAGACCATTCAAGAACGTCGAACTCAATGATGTCCTCCATTGCAAACATGCGGGCCAGAGTAACAGCTTTCGAGTCGAAGTCAAACTCGTTGTTGATGTACTTGATAGCTTCTTCGTTAGTCATTGGGGTCGTAAATAATGAACGGCTCGTCGTGGGTACGACGCTTCCATGCCAGTTCAAGACTTGGCGTCACGAAGATTCCTCCGTTGCGGAAGTAGCCGTAGATAGGTTCATTCTGATTTTCAATATCCATACTCCTTTGCTGTTTTGTAAGCTTCAAACATTTTGTGTCCGAGTTTCTCGTAGTTGGGGGCTATGTATGCCTTGCGTCGCGTCTGCGAATCCTCCCATCGTTCGTACTCGGTGACGAAGATGCCCAACAAAACCTCTGCTTGTTTATTTACCATTGGCGATTTGTTTTCCTCTCATTTTAACGGCTTCATAATGCAGTGCCCATAGGTTATCTACGTTGCGCTGACTGATTTTCATCTTCGAGTCTTTCGACTTTCGAATGGCGCTCTGCCCGACCACGATGCACCTTGCGACGAGAAGGAAGAACTCTCTGTTCATCTTGATGGTGACGTAAGGTTTGCTCGACATGATTTCGAACTTGCCATTTATCTTCTCTTGCTTGGGCGCTCTCGATCGGATGAGCGACTTGATGTACTTAATCATTTAATTCTTGTTTTAGTTTGAGTCGCATCTTCGCTTCCCAATCCCTGACCATGCAGTCAAGAATCATCTTGTCTTGCGGGGAAGCTGTCTCTTCGAACCGCTGAAGGCGGGCTTCTATCTCTTGCCATTTCTTATCTAGGTATTCGTCAGTCATTGCTTTGAGTTTCTTGAGAACGTGTAGGTTTCGTTTCCGATTGTGAATGTGAATGTGAAATCTTCGGTGCTCTTGGGTACTTGCACTTGCTTTGGCGGTTGAGGTGTGGGCACGGGGGCGTTAGTCGACGTCACCCCTGTCTGCGCCTTGACCTTCTTGCGAGGTCTTTTGTGTAGCGCCCTATCCACAGTGGCTAGACTACACCCAACCGTCCGTGCGATGACCCTGTGCGTCTCGCCTTTGTCTTTCAAGTCTCTGATGCGAGCGTCTCTTTGGTCGCGCTCTTCTTGTTCTGCGTTTCTTACGTCCATTTTTTCTGCGTGATTAATTATTTCTTTGATTTTTCTTTTGCTGATTCGATACATTTGGTGCATCTCTTCGATGCTTGCTCCCTGAAAGAAGTACTTTCGCCTTATTGCAGTTTCAAGGCATGGAGCTGAGGTACTTGGAATTGTACTCATGATTCTTGGTCGTCAATCCCGTGGATACGGCACTCGAACTCCTTGTCTGCACACAGCCCCCTGAGCGAGTCAATGACAGCATCTTCGGAGTAGTCCCCGCACTTGCCACGCATCCAGTCGAGGTCAAGCTCGTCGTCGAGGTCAATCTCTTTGGTGAAGCTCACCTCGAAGCCACCGACATACTCGCTCTCTTCGACGTTAATTGTCTGCCCTTCAAGCTCCGCGCATGCCGACAGCACACCAGTTTGAATACCCTCACGGAAGATGGCGATAGCTACGTCCTTGGGGATGACGGGCATAGTAGCTCGCTCTTCGAGTTCGCGGTATGCTTGGCATCCGCATGGTCCGCTTGATGCTTCTTTCTCTTTGCGTAGCTTCTGAAGCTCTTCCATGCAGTCCCTCATGCTGTCGTAGTACCCCTGCCCTTGTACTTGTTGTTGCTCTAACTCACGTTCGAGTCTTTTGATTTGGTCAAGGAACCCTGCCTCCCTGTCGATGTGGAACTGCACGGTGTCGTTGAGGTGCTTGATGGTGTTGCCATCGGCAAACGCGCTGTCCTTCATCTCATCAATACGCTCCGCAAGTACGGCGCACTCGCTCTTGAGTTCACCGACCTGATTTTGGAGGGCTTGCTCACGCCCCGTCTGCTCGGATGATTGCTTCTTGGCCATCTCTTGGCGGAACTCCATCGACTCGATGGTTTTGTTGGCAGAGGAGATAGCGTTCTCTGCGTAGCGGATAGCCGCTTCAAGCTCTTGCTTGGATTCTTGTACTGAATTCATTGTATTGAAGTTTAAGTTAGAGAATGTCGTTGTCGTATGCTTTGTCTGTGATAGACCCGTCCGAGTCGATCCACCCGTCCTCGATGAGAGCGCTTGCTGTTCGCCCGTAGTGCCCTTGCATGCTCCAAACCATCTTGTTCGATATGAGTTCTGAGAAGAGTTTGAGCGTTTCTGCGTCGTCCATGAAGCCCATCTCGTAGCTCATGATGCGGTCTATGATGTCAGTCATTTTCATTGTCTTTTGGTTTTGCATTGAAGTTCAAATAATCTTCGGCAGTCATGCCGTAGAGCTTGCGCTCTTCTTGCGTCAGCTCCATAGGGGTGTTCCATTCGTCACTCATCGTCTTCATTGTCTAGTTGGTAAAGGATGTCCAACACGCATTGTAAGTCGTGCTTGATGCCTGCGACCTTGTATGTAAGGTCTTCGATGATTTCTTTTTTAGTCATAGCTGTCAGAGTTTTTGGGTTTAGGAATGCGGAAAGCATGCATCACGTAGTCGTCGATGTCGATGAAGGCGTGGTTGCGGTAGTACACAGCGGAGATGAACTCCGTCAGTTGTTCGAGGCCGTGCTCGTCGGGCTGATTGTCCATCACATCAGAGGACACACGAGCCACCAATGACATGCACAAGGGGAAGTAATCCCATGCAGGGGAGGTGTCTTGTTGGTCCCACGTCAGCCAACACGACTCGGTGGAGTCAGAGCGGTTGGACATATCAAGCTCGATGATGCGGAGCACCTCGACACTAACGTCGTCGCCATACTCTGCCACCCAATCGTCGTGCTCCATGTCTGATGGAACACAGGCGGCGTAGTCCTCGTATTGACGAGTGAGTGTTACCTCAGCCCCATCGTCTTGATGCTCGATACATACACACATTTCATCCTTGCGGTAGTCGTCGAGGATTTGCTTGAGATGTTTCTCTGCGAACCCCCGCTTGGGGAAGAACTCGCAGGTGGTGTCGGAGTACCCTTCGAAGAGTCCTGCGACAGCGTGGATTACTGCATATTGTTTCATGGTTATTGAATTGAAGTTTGTTATCTGATTTCTTTTCCTGTGTCCATATAGAACCAAGTAGGGTCTCCGTATTCGTTCTCACCGACTTGGATTTTTAACCTGTCCACGAAGTTTTCATTAGAATCGACGACCTCGACGTAACATCCGTCGCACTCATCGCACTGCATAATGTAGTCTCTCGTGCCGTCTTCAAAGAAGTCTGATGCGGCAAGACATACGTCGCAAGAATCTAACGCCAAGCAGTGAGGACACATGGTCTTGGCTTTGGTTGGGTCTGATGTAATCATGTTGAATTGAAGTTTTGAATGTTGAAGTGTTCGTGTATATCACCTTCTTCGTAAACTCAGAAGGTGTATATACACTCACACATAAGTAGGCAGAGGAGGATTCGAACCTCGGGGAAATCACTAACGACGCGATGAGTGGAAAACGCCGCCCGACCATCGGGATTCTCTGCCTATATATGCTCGTCTTTCCGAGCCGTCAGTCATTGGCAATCATATCGGTCATGGATTACACACACCCCCCTTCTTGACGCAACCGATTTGACCACATTTCTATGGCTGAATGCCCCACCACACCTGACAAGGTAATGTCGTTTTCTAGCGTCAAGGGGTAATGAAGGGAGGTTGGGATTCGAACACAACTGCCATCCGTAGATGTACGCACCGACTGCGCTCCCTTGATTGAGGTGAGGGGAGGCATGACGTTTCACGCCAACCCCTCGTGGTCAAACTTCAATTAACCAATTCCTCTTCGAGAAGGCCATCCTTGATGATGCCTTCCATGATGTAGTCAATGATGCGGTCAATGATGTCCGCACTATCGCTCCAACTCCCGTACCCTTGAGCATCCAACAGGAACTCTTCGAGTTGCTTGTGCAGGTCTCGTGGGATTTCGTAGCGTAGGTAGTCCACCAACTCTTCGTAGTACGAGTCCATCTCGTACTCATCGTAGTAGCACCCGTCGCTGTCATACGCCTCGCTTGACCTCCACAGGTTGCAGAACCCGTTGTTGTAGTAGTCGTAGCCGATGCGAGAGATGGCACGGAGGGCTTCGGGGAGTCCGTCCTTTGCCTCACCTGACGCAGGGATAAGCTGTTTCCATGCCTTGTTGTACTGCGCTTGGTACTTGCCTTCGTTATCCCAATAGGAGCCGCTTGGCTTGTCTATAATTACCTTAGTCATGGTTGTCTCGTCTTGTTGGTGTGATTTCCATGGTTACATCCCATGTTGCTTGGCAGTCCTCACATTCGAAGTCGTGGCATTGTTGCACCCAACCTCCTGCGGAGTAACCTGTTTCTTGTGAGCCGAGGAAGATTCCCTCGCCGCCACACTTGTGGCACTTATCGTGTTGTGTCATGTAGTTAAGGTTTGTAGGTATTCGATTTCTTCGTCGTGGATTCGGAAGCTGAAGGCCTCCTGAAGGTCAGAGTTCCACACGCTGTCCAACCACACGCCGTGGTCGTCAGGCGCACCCTGCACATGGGAGGCATCAAAACCTCTGTCTTGCAGTACTTTGACTGCTGATTCGCATTGTTCTTGTGTCATGCTTCGATGATTTGAAATTCGTCTGATGTCTTGTTAGCCCATCGCCTGATTTGTCCGAGCATCTTCTCGCACTGCTTCTTCGTGCCGATGTACCAAGTGCTATACTCCGCAAGGGATTGGTTGCTTGTGCTGATTATTCTATGTGTCATTGGTTTTGGATTCGTGATGCGATTGACGCAGCAGCAAACGAAAGGTAAAGGGCTACCAAGTCGGCGTACAGGTCATAGATTTCAGTTCGAGGGTCAAAGTTGGGGTCATCTTCCTGACGTGCGAGGTAGTCCCCCATGATGTTCATAAATTCTTTCATTGTTCTTTGGATTCGATGATTTCAATGATGTGCTCTGCCATCAACTCTTCCATGCGGTCGATGACGTCATCCACTTCGTCCATGGTCAAGCCACACTCGTGACGTAGGTACTTGTCCAACAGCTTGTATGCGCTGTCTGACGTGGTGTGCTTGTGGTTGAAGCAGTTGCTGATTTCGACAATGATGTCGAGGTCTGTGAATGCTGTAATTGTCATTGCTTTGGGGTTTTGAGTCGTCCGTCAACAGCGTCGTTTGCGTAGTCGTCGAGCAAGTTCACGATGTCTTGAACTTGGTCAGGGTTTGGGTTGACCACGTTTGACAGGAGGGAGGCAAAGCCCTTGACGTCATTTGGCACGAGTCGTGCGGCTCGGTTGAGCACGGCGAGGTTCTTGCCGAAGTGGAAGTCGTTGAGGTAGAGCACTGCACGCCCCACAGGTTGTCCAAAGAAGTTGTCCATGATATTGGAGATTTGAAGTTTGAAAAGTTTGAAGTTTGAGAGGGGTCGTATATCACCTTCTTCGTAAACTCAGAAGGTATATATACTCACCTCTCTTATTGGAAGTCCGTTGTCGAGATGCCGAACTCTCGAAGGTCGATGTACACGTCAGCGTCAAACGCATCTGACACCATGTGCACAGCTTCTATGTCCTCCATCGCGGAGAAGATGAGGTATGACATCACGAGTTCCTTGTGGCTCATGCCACGGAATGGGTTGTCTTTCATCGTGCTTCCATTTTGGCTTCCGCCACGTCCAACAAGTAAGAGATGAACTGACCGATGCCAGTCAGGATGATGCCCCACGCCAGTGACATTTGAGCGTACATCAGGAAAGGGGCTGCGTAGGTTACAATGAACTCGTTCATAGTAAATTGAAGTTTGAAAAATTGATACTGACACCAAAGGTGTTTCGGGTATTAAACCCTCATCAGAGTACCTGCTTGACGGACTTGATTGTCCATCCGTCGGGCACAAGGTCGAGTGCCCGTTGCTTGGCATGGTCGAGCGACCACGCCTTGAACGTCATGTCATCCCAGTCGTCGCGGTCACGGCCACGATAGTAAATCATCCTGAACTCCGTTGAAGGGCAGGACTTTGGCATCCAATCGCTCATTGAAGTGCCAAACTTGGGGTAGCGTTCCCACACATTCATGACAAGTCGGCGATTTCTTGTTCGACCATCATCTGCTCATCACATGACAAGCTTGTGAACTCCTCGGAGTTGAAGTAGGCGTCAGCCCCGAACACTTGGTACATGTCCACCATGGCTTGCAACTTGGCGATTCTCGCCTCAACATTTGAATTTTTCATTGGAAATGAATTTGAAGTTTGACATAGACACCCTCTGCCCCCTGCGTCAGCGACCCAGCAGTGACCCGTGGCTTACACGTGATACGGGATGGAGCGTTGGTTACGTCGAGGTAGCTATCCTCGATTTCACCGAAGGTGTTTCGCGCATTCAGCGCTCATCAGTATGTCTGATACAGACACCCCGAAGGGTGTTTCGTCCATTGAGGACTCATCAGTGTACCTGTGGCATCACATACCCAAGTGGGCTTCGAGTTCTTCGTCGAGGTGGTGCTTGAGGATGTACTTCCTTGCGTCCTCGTCGTCACCTAACGCCCTGTAGACGTCTACACTTGTCATGTAACCTGAAGCGATGACGCAATCGATGATGTCTGAAACGTTTGACATGATGGTTGAATTTTGAAGTTTGAATTTCGAGTTAGAGAGAGGGGTCGTATATCACCTTCTTCGTAAACTTCAGAAGGTGTATATACTCCCCCACTCATGGGTTAGCAAGTTGGGTCGAATGGCAGGTCAGAGAAGCAAACTTCGTTTGCCGTGGGTGTCACATCTGACGCCATCATGACGGCCAAGGTAGCGGTCAACTGCTCCAACTTGGCTTCCAAGGAAGCTACGCGGTCATCTGACGTCACCTTCATGGGTGCGGCCTTCGGCATGACGACAGCTTTTTTGACTGCCTCGGCTTTCCGCTTGGCTCGGCTTTCAGCCCCTGTGTGACGTGACACGTCCTGAGCCGCTTTCCGAGCCGCTTCGACTGAAGCCTTCGGCTTCCGTGTGGATGGTGTGACAGGTGTGTCTGCCTTGCCGTGGAAGGCCTTTTCTTGCTTGTCAGCTACTCTAGTAGCTGCAGTGGCTTTGCCAGACTTTTGCTTCCGCTTACGCTTCTTCGAAGCGTTCTTCTTGGTGGACTCCAAAGAGTCCAAGTACGCCATCAGGTCACGAACGGCGGCTTTCGCCTCCTTGACTCGACCTTCGGTCGTTGAGAAAGATGCAGCGTTCACTGCTGACTTAACTGCTTTCAGCAGTTCTACTCGGTTGGTTTGATTGTTCATCGTAGATGAAGATTTGAAGTTTGACTCGGCTCGACTTTCGAACCGATGGTCCAAAGGTAAGGCGATGGGTTTCTTACTTCCAAATTTTTGAGGGACTAATTCCATGCGCGATTTTACCTTCGGTAAAACAGGCGCGAAGAATTTGTGTGTGCGCGTAAGGCACTGCGCTGTGCAGTGTGCCGTGATGCGGTGTGATGCGTTGCAGTGTGGCGTCATGGCGGAGGGGTTTCGGGTTAGGCCGTAAGGGGGTATGGGGATTGTCCTCAAAGAGGAAACATCGGTGTAACTCTCAGCTGTACCGCTACTTCACCTGACACCACGTAACCTGCTCAGCACCAGTCAGTTACGAAAAGCTGGAATGTATGCGCAAAATGCGACGTGTATCGTACCCACGGGGTTGCGTAATGCGTTTCGGGTGTGCGTGCGTAACGCCTATAGGTACGTATAATCCCCCAGATCCGTATAACACCCTCAAATTTCAAAGCGGGTTCGCCCTCGATCGGCTCACACTCGCTTCACTTAGAAGTATCTAAGCTGTTCTATGACAATAAGTTAGACCTATTTACTTAACCTAATGCTCTAGCTGATTCATAAGTCAGAAATCTGCTGTAACTTCGCCTCGAAGCAAACGAGAAAGAGAAGCTTCTTAAGTAAATAAGGGAAAAGCTTCTAAGCAGTCTTAGGAAATGTAAGAACATTTCAAGCTGTTACTTTATTGCTGAATAGGCACAAGAACTATCTTCTTATATTTGTAGCATGAAAGCAGTAAAGAAAGCCTCAACTGGCGCGATCGTGAATGGTGATCCTAAATACATCAAAACCAAAAAGAAGCTGAAGCAGGAGAAAGAAACTCCGAAGGCTTTTACCATGACCATTACCCCAAAGGACCCTAAGATGAACCTCCCTGGAATGACTAAGGTTCTGCAAGAGCTTGGTCTTGTAGCAGGCGGTAAGGATAAGATGGCATTCACCAAGACGAAGACTAAGAAATCCTAAACGCTTATATTTGCATCATGAGAGCACAAAAAAATTACGACAATATGTTCCTGGGCGGTCTCGTAGATAAAGCGAAGGGATTCGCTGAAAAGAGACCTGGAATGGCCAAGGCTATCGGTCTGGGCGGAGGCATGCTTCTGAATAAAGCGATCGGCAATAAAGGAGCTGGACTCTTCTCAAAAATGTCTGGCGCTGGTCTGATGGGTATGCTCGGAGAGCATTTGCGACAGCGTCGTAATGCAAATCAGAATATCGAAGTGCCTCAGGCTGAGTACGGAGCTATGGTCAAGAAGTACCGTACTGGAGGGATGATCTATGCAGAAGATTCAGATCTCTTGCAAACAGAGAAAGATAAGAATGGAACTTCAGGAAATGGAGGCGAGCTTAGGACTCCAGAAGGTAAGAAGATGAGAAAGGTTGGGGACCTTCTCAGAACGCTTGAAGCGATCGAGACACCAGAGGTCTACCCAGAAGACATCGCTGAGGACTTCGTTGCTGTTCGCGGGGCTGATGACAGAAGAGAAGAAAGAGTGGCGGCCATTGAAGGTCGGGGAATCGGAAGATCTCTTGATGACCCAAGACTTGCTCAACCTATGAACTTCGAGGTTGACGGAGAGAGATTTACGCTGGAAGGCGTTGAGCTAGGAGGCTACGACGAGGAGAAGGGAATTATGAACCCTAACGTCATTACGCTTCCTGCTGAGATATACGACATGATGGAGGAAGGAGATATCAGCGAGGCCGACCTTGGACAGGTTCTTTCCGTATACTACGGTCGTCAAGGCGATCAGAGAGGTTCCAGCTCAAAAATCACAACCAGACCCAAGTTCATAAGAGGAGAGGATCCTGAGGGCGATGACGACGACTTCAGAAAGGGAAGGCCTCCTCGCAACAGAAATCGAAAGATTAACCTCAACTGGCCAGAGTTTAACTTTCCTAAGCCCGAACCTAGAAGTGTAACAAGGTACTCAAGGGGTAGTAACGCTCCAAACAAAATGAGGCCTTTGTTCACCCCAGGTCAGCACAGAAGAATAGGGAGAGGATCTTAATCCTCCTCCCTTGTCAAGAAGAACTCCACACCCATAACGATGTCTTCGTCGTCCTGGGGCGCTACGAAAGAAAAGCTCTGACCAGAGAATCCGTCCATCGACACAATGGCTGTGTATTGCTGGCCTGAAATGATGTCGTCGAAGCGACACGTTCCGTCCATGTCTGCTGATTCAACCCGAGTCACCCCGAAAGAGGACTGCAGAGTTACGTGTGCCCCCTCCATAGGCATGATCGAAACGTCGTCGTAGATGTAAGTGAACAGTGTCACGTCGCCTTGAGCGACGCAAGTGATGCAAGACAAGAGGAAAGCGAAAGTTGCAATGTAATTACGCATGATTGTTGATTTGAATTTTGTAAATTTGTTCGTTGCTGATCTCATTGTAAGGAGGAAAAACAATTACCTCCAAACATTTCGGCAAGAAAATTTCAAAAAAAATGCAACTATCTGAAAACCTGACGCTTAGAGAGTGTACCAAAAGCATCACCGCATCGAGGCTCGGCATAAACAACACACCAGATGAATGGGAAACAGAGAATCTTAGACAGCTTGCGCGATACGTATTTCAACCTCTTAGGGAAGGTCTCGGAGTTCCTATATACGTGTCGAGCGGGTATCGTTCGCTTGAGCTCAACACTGCGATCGGCGGCTCAAGCCGTAGCCAGCATATTCAAGGAAGAGCACTCGACCTGGACGCAGACGTTTTCGGAGGTACGACAAACGGTGACATCTTCCGCTATATACTCAACTGCATCGAATTTGATCAGCTCATTTGGGAGTTTGGTGACGAAGACAATCCTGATTGGGTTCACGTTAGCTACGTCCATGATGGCGATAATCGTGGTCGTGTTCTCAAAGCTGTTCGGGATGATAAAGGCCAGGTCGTCTACAAAGTGATGTTCACTTAAGACTCTAGTCTTCTGTAAAAGGCCTGCACCAACATGCGGGCTTTTTGCGTTATAGCATAGCGTACTCTATAGTTCATCTTGGTCTCATCACGAAACAAGTGATCCTCTCTTGTGCTAGAGGGGGTCAGCTTATCGAAGTGCTTGTATACGAGCTCAGCCCGTTGCAAGGGGAACAGAATGCGGTTGCCGAAGTTCTTCTTATTGAACCCGTACTCGTCTGCTGCGTAGTTAATGGTCCAGAACTCTTTGTCATACGCCCACAGCAGGAACTCAAGGTGGCTGAAAGATATGCCGTTGTCCTCGCAGAACATAGTGCGGGTGGACCTGAGATGCTTTAAGTAGTTGTTGTTGATGTACCTGTCGTCGAGGAACGACACCTCCCTGAACAATCTCTTCTTTCGAACTTTCGTTTTGGGCATGAAATAATTTGTATCTTAGACAAAAATAAGCTATGAACTACGAAGATGTTGAATTCCTGTCAGAGCTTTACACTAAGATACTCGAAATCGAGAACTTGGTTAAAGAGAGAGGGTACGAGAATAGAATCATGTCAGCTATCGTCGTAGGACTCATGGATGAAATTGAATCCGCCGAAGACGAATCAGTAGAGATGAAGTCGCTGTTTAGTTACAACCTAGACTCTAAAGACGAGCTCGACATCGTAGTCGATCTCATGAGGGAGACCTATGAAGACAACACAGACAACGACCTTAGAGACATGCTGGGAGACCTCGGCATATCTCTAAACTAATGCAAGAAGGATACGTAAGAAAGATCGTCATAGGCCACGATCCCAAGAATGGAATGGCCTACTACATCGGCATGAGAGCTGGTGATGGAAAAGTGTCTGCTATCGCTCTAGATACAGAATTTCTTCATAAATTTGGAACAACTAGGTACTTGGTGTATGTAGAGAAAGAGAACGAGACGTTTCTCTGGAAGAGCATAAACCAGATGCCTACTATAATTGAATACGACTTAAACTTTTAACTATGCGAACATTTGATCTGTTTGTCGTAGAAATCGACAAGCCGATTAATGACACAGTCACCACCAAGGGTGGCCTGGAACTGTACGTCGACAATCGGTTCAAGGAGTTCGAGAACAGGGTGAACGAAGGCCCTGTGGTCTCCACCCCCTTCAAATACGACACTGGAGTCGAAGAGGGCGACACGCTGTACTTCCACCATCACGTCGTGATCAATGGTGGGCAGCCGCTCACTGGTCATGAGAACCATTATCTCATCCGCTGGAACGACGAAAGCACCGTGGCCAACCAAGCGATTGCGTGCAAGAAGAAAGATACCGACGAAGTAATCCCTCTTGGCGGATGGGCAATCCTCGAAGACTTAGATAAGCCAGAGGAAGAGGAGAAGGGTAAGGACGAGATCGTACTCGTGAAGCTTAAAGAAGCACCCACCAAGACAGCTCGTGTTGCTTTTGATAGCCCTGGCATGCAAGAACTAGGCCTGAAGGTTGGCGACGTTGTCGGATTCAAGAAAGGCATTGACTACAGATTCAAAATCGATGGCAAAGAATACATCCGCATCCCCCAAGACTACCTCGACTACGCAGAAGTTTGAGACGGTAAACGCAGCCGAGCGCCTGATGAACAGCATGCAGGTGGCTATCGATAACATGATCGATGAGATCAAGAAGCCTGTAGATCCAGAAGCTGGTGGATCAGCTAGAAAAGCAGAACTACAATCAATTAAACAAACCGCAATAGATTGCAAGGAGCTCATCATTGAGCGACAGAAGCTAGAGCAGATGGTAAAACAATTAAGAGACAATGGCCAAATCGAAGAAGACAAAGACTACTCAGGAGGATTCGCAGAAAGATTCTCAAAGTAAACAGTACTGGTGGAAGAACATGACGATCACCGAAGACGACGTAAAGAGATATAAGTTTTGGGAAGACATGTGGAATGGTGAGTACGAAAGCTGATGAAGTTCATCTGTTCTCAGTGCTCAGCGTGTTGCAGGTCAGTAGGCATGATGGACCCAGAGGTCCACGGTCTGCCATCCAAAGCTGACGGTAGCTGCGCACACCTCGTCGGGAACCTGTGCTCCATACACGAAGACAGGCCTGATATATGTAGGATAGAGAAGCTCAGAAACAAGAAACCAGATCAAACAGTAAAAGAATACTACATAGAAGCAACCAAAGCATGCCACACGCTTATCGATCTACACGGAATGGACGAAGCCTACAAAGTAGATATCAGCGAATACGACTCAATGGATGATGAGTAATCGGCGAGTATCTCCTCAAGCTTATACCTTGTAGAAAGAGTAATCGGTCACATGCGGGTTCAAGCCCCGCCTCGCCGACCATGCCCTCGTAGCTCAGTTGGATAGAGCATTTGCCTTCTAAGCAAACGGTCACAGGTTCGAATCCTGTCGGGGGTACTAAATTTACAACCATGGCAGAATACATTTGCAAGTGCGAAGAAGCACACGAAGAAAACAAGAGCGGAGTCACCATCAGGTTTGGTGAAGACGGCGCTTACCACGACATCAAGTGTCCGTGCGGAAAGTACATGGAGCTTAAGAACCCAAAGACAGGGGCACCTAAGCTTGGTCGAATGGATAGTCTCGGCAGAAGCTACTGATGTCTGTTCTCGTAGACATAGATGGATACGAAGATAAAGGGATTAAGATCGACCCTAACGGTTCGGAAGGTGAGGCTATTGAACTCCATGGGCTTCTTGTTGTCCTCCCGAAAAAACCAAAGCGATCTGAAATACTCTTCCATGACCAGCCAAAGGCTATGCAGATGTGGCGACGCATTCCTATGCCCAAAGAGCTGCAAATGGTTAGAAGTATGGATGAGTGGTTCGAGAACCCTCCCGAGTTTAGAAAGAAGTTTTCTGGTTACATCGAGAAGGAGTTTGAGCGCAGGCGCAACGGTGTTTGGTTTTACAATCATGGCGTCCCTACGTATATTACGGGAAGGCACTACATGCTCTTACAATGGTCCAACATCGATATCGGCGCCCCGTATTATCTTGCGTTCCAACGTGAAATCTTTATCCACATGGCTGCGTGCGAAGCTGATCCCCGTTGTGTCGGTCAGCTTTATACTAAGTGTCGCCGTTCTGGGTATACTAATATCTGTTCTTCTGTTCTTGTTGACGAAGCTACGCAGGTTAAAGACAAGCTTCTTGGGATTCAGTCGAAGACTGGTAAGGATTCTCAAGAGAACATTTTCATGAAGAAGGTCGTTCCGATCTTCAAGTCATACCCGTTCTTTTTCAAACCCATCCAAGATGGTACAACTAACCCGCGCATGGAGTTGGCTTTCCGCGAACCATCCAAGCGAATTACGAAGAATAACAAGACGTCATACAAAGGTGACGCTCTGAACACGATCATCAACTGGAAGAATACCACGAATAACGCATACGACGGGGAGAAGCTACACATGCTATACCTGGATGAGGCGGGTAAATGGGAGAAGCCAGTTGACATACGAGAGGCATGGCGAATTGAAAGAACCTGCCTTATTGTCGGTAAAAAGGTGGTTGGCAAGGCTCTTGTAGGGAGTACGGTAAACCCAATGGACAAGGGCGGAAACGAGTACAAAGTCCTTTGGGAAGACTCTAATCCGAATGAACGCAATGCAAATGGTAGGACTAAAAGCGGACTCTATCGCATCTTTATACCAGCTTACGATGCCCTCGAAGGTTTCTTTGATCGCTATGGTAATCCCGTTACCGAAGACCCTGACAATCCCGTTGAAGGTATCGACGGTGAGCTCATCGAAACTGGGGCGAAGACGTACCTGAAGAATGAGAGAGACAGCCTCAAGGATGACGCCTCTGAACTGAACGAAGTTGTCAGGCAGTTCCCCTTTACAGAGGAAGAGGCTTTCAGGGATAGCATCGAGGGGAGCCTGTTCAATGTGGGCAAGATCTACCAGCAGATAGATCACAACAACGACCTGTATCCAAACCCTGTGGTCAGGGGTAACTTCATGTGGAAGGAGAAGGACAAAGAGGTTATATTCTCTCCTGATCCTAACGGTAGGTTCCACGTAGCTTGGCAGCCTGCCGCTGCAGACAGAAACAAATTCATCGATGAACGCGGAAAGAAAAAACCTGGGAATAGCCACATTGGTTGTGGCGGTGTTGACTCTTATGACCTCGATCAAACTGTTGACGGAAGGGGGTCCAAAGGAGCTTTACATATGTACAACAAGTTCAACATGCACGCCCCCGCAAACATGTTCGTTGTTGAGTATGCTTCCCGACCTGACCTCGCCAGCATTTTCTACGAAGACGTCCTTATGTGTGCCTTCTACTACGGCTATCCACTCCTCGTGGAAAACAATAAGTACGGCATCGTAAGATACTTTGAGTCAAGAGGTTACGATGGCTACTTAATGGATAGGCCAGCCCACTTAGCCTCTTCTAGTTCTAAGGCGAATGTCAAGACGAAAGGCATCCCTTCGAACTCGCAAGACGTAATTCAATCTCACGCGCAAGCCATTGAGACTTATATCCACGATCACGTAGGAGAGAACTCAGAGACAGGGGAGATGGGTAAGATGTATCTTAACAGAACTCTTGAGGATTGGATAGGCTATAAGATCTCAAACAGAACCAAGTTTGACTTGACCATTAGCTCGGGACTGGCTCTTCTTGGATCACAAAAAGTCAAAGCGGAGAAACCCAAGTCTAACTTCAACGAGAAGAAATTCTTTAGGCAGCATAAGATAAAACACTGGCACTCGTAATTTTAGTATATTTGCGCTAATGTACGGGGACAATAAACCAACTAAAAAAGGATTTCCCAGTCCTCTTGAAACAAGAGAGGTCAAAGAAAGCAACTCCTATGGCCTTCAGTATGCGAAGGCTATTGAGAATCAGTGGGGAACTCTCGATAGGGAGAACACCCTGATGAGGCGCAGAAGGGATACCTTCCTTAAGAACCGAGCTTACGCTAACGGAACTCAAGACACCGCTATCTATCGTCAGCTCCTGACTAGCATGGACCCCAACAACGGGGATGGCAGCTTCCTTAACCTGGATTTTACTCCAGTACCTATACTCCCGAAGTTCGCTAGAATTGTAGTGAACAAGATTCTCTCTAGAGAACCGTACCCAAACCTAGAGGCCGTCGATCCTCTCTCTTCTTCTGAAAAGGATAGAGAGCGCAAGAAGATGGAGGCTCTCATCGAAGCCAAGAAGGATCTCAAAGACATCAAGGACAAGACTGGTGTAGACGTAGCTAATGTCGAATCCCTGCCAGATACTCTTGAGGAGGCGGAGATCTTTATGGGGAACAATATCAAGTCCTCTTCTGAGATCGCTGCTCAGATCGCAACCAACATGACGCTTCAGTGGAATGACTTCCACGATTCTATCTACAGGAGATCCGTAAAGGATATCGTAGATCTCGGCATGGCTGTTGTCAAAAGAAGCAACGATCCCAACTACGGCATTGTCACTGAGTACGTTGACCCTATCGACTTCGTGCACAATGAAGTGAAAGACCCTTCGTTCGGGGATATGATCTACGCAGGTCACATCAAGCGGATGCCTATCCATGAGCTTAAGAGATTGGCTGGGGATCAGTTGACCGAGGAGGACTATAAGAAGATTGCCGACACAGTAAAGTCAAAGAGCCAGAATAAGTCTCATAGAATGTCTCAGTCTACCTACGATCCCGAAACGAATCGTAGTCACTACGGGTATGACGAGTTTATGGTTGACGTTCTTGAGTTCGAGTTCTTGTCCGTTGACAAGATGTACTTCGAAGAGAAAGAGAGCAGGTACGGTAACGTAGGCTTCTATGCCAAAGAAGAAGGCTATAAGGCCCCAGAGAATTCTGTTTACAGACGTGAGGTCAAGTGCCTTGAGAACGAGACTGTCTACGGAGGTTACTACGTGCTTGGATGCGATAAGCTCTTCAGCTACGGCATGAAGACCAACATCCCTAAGAACCTCTACGACCTTTCAAAGGCAAACCTCTCTTACTCTGTTGTCGCAACGAACATGGACAACATGATGCCTAAGTCTATGGTGAATAGCTGCATCGGGTTTGCTGACCAGCTCCAGCTTACGCACCTTAAGATCCAGCAGGCTATCGCTAAGGCTAAGCCAGATGGCATCATCATTGACATCGAAGGTCTGGAGAATGTCCAGCTCGGAAAGGGTGGAGAGTTGCAGCCATTGGAGCTCCATGACATCTACGAACAAACGGGTGTATTTTACTACAGAAGCAAGAACCCAGAAGGTGGATTCCAAAACCCACCGATCAGAGAGATCGGGAATGCTGTTCGTAACATCAATGAATTCATTGGGTTGTACAACCACTACCTGCGCCTCATCAGAGACACCACAGGTATCAATGAGATGATGGATGCTTCTACGCCTAAGGGGGATACTCTCGTGGGTGTTCAGCAGCAAGCAATCGCAGCTGGTAACAATGCTATCTACGACATGACGCACGCATCCATTGTGCTCTTTAAGAAGGTGTGCTCTGACATCGTCAAGTGTCTGCAGATCCTTCCAGTGGGTAGCGTCATTTACGAGGCATACGCTAACGCTGTAGGTGAGGCTAACATGGAGGTGCTCTCTTCATTTGATGACCTGCCTATGTACAACTTCGGTGTGCGTATCGTTAAAGAGATGGAGGATGCTGAGCGTCAGTACCTTGAGCAGAACAT